CCGATTCCCAGCCATGGACGATACACCGAGTCCCTCTGCACCCACTTGGCCTGATCCCACAGAGCCTCGTCCCACAAGGCCGGATTCAGGGACTCCGCGGTCGGTGGAGCAGGATTCTCTATAAGCGGGTCAAGAGAGAAGTCTGTGTTCAGCTTAAAGACATAGTTCGGTGGGAACGTCCCCTGGAACAGCGGACGCAGCAGTTTCCAGTGCTTGAGGGCACTGGGATTGTCCATGTACGAATACGCCGTGAACAAATCGCACAGTATGGCATCCCCACCGCTAGAGTCTATATCTATATTGTCTAGGTATAGGTCTTCCCCAAAGATGCAAACCCTGCCGTCAGCAGTTCCAAAGTACAGATTGCCAGACAACCCGGTAGCGCAGTTTATCGGAAGGTCGTACTCGGCCCAAGCTCCAGTAAGAGTATTCATGATATACTGAATAGCGGGATAATCCCCGTTCGGAGGAATATTTACCATCAACGCCTGAGCATTCGGCAAATTGTATATTTGCCAGTTTGTCCTATACTTCTTAGAAATTGCTATGTTGTTCAGTGTGCGGTTCACATTCTTTGACAAAGAGGCCTCTGCTGGGGTTATTTGAGCTTCCCCAGACAATATGGCAGACAACTGAATAACCCCGAACGTAGTGAGGAACATTACGTCGCCCCCTACGTCTGCATAGGTGCGGTCGCCCATAGGGGCAGCAGAGTAGAACACAGCCTCTAAAGACCAAGAATCGGCAGTATCGGGGTCGTCTCCGGAGTACACAGCTATCTCTCCGAGGTCAGACACGAACACCAGTTTATCATTAAGACCGTCCCCGGCGTCCACACTCCAATCAATGATGTAGCGGAGCCTGCCGCCGCGACGGAATATGCTGGTAAGATAAAAGGGCTTGGCTACTCCGGCCAAAGAGTCCACAGGCAGATACCACGCCGTCATGCTATCTACTTGAACAAACCAAAGACGACGCTTGAACGTAGTAACCTGCGAGAACAGCTTAGGATCTACCCCCTCAATCTCTCCCAGCAGGGGGGAAGGAGTTACCATAGTCATTTCTAGCCAGCTAGTGCCGTCGTATATCAGTCCTGGGCTTCCTCGTCCATTGACGGCCACCAGATACTGGTTAGAGACAGTGCCAAACATGACACTCTTGTAATCTCCATTGGTGATGGTTACGTCGGCATCAGCTACTGGAGAGTCTGTGGATGCAGTTACGTCGAAAATACCGTCATCTGTGGAAGCGAAGATCTTGCCTGTGCCTGACATATCATAGTAGGTCATTACAGACTTAACTTCAGCTCCAAGCCCCTTGGCCCACGTCTTAAACCCCCGCCTAGCCTCCAGCGCGTTGTTGCCGGGGAACCAGTTCTTAAGACCAATGCAGAACTCTGGGGGCATAGAAGCCAGAGGCTCTTGGTCATTGATGCCCTTGACCGGAGCCATCGTGCTCCACAACTGGGAGACTTGCTTTTGGGCTGTCTTAGCGCGATAAGTCATGTCACGCCCCGTACCCAGTTTCAGGGACGTTCAGGTAGTTCAGGTAAAGATGCTGATCGCCTCCGGAGAGATTTATTTCACGCGCACCCTGATTCTGCCCCTTCTCGGCGGCCAGGACGTAGCTGAATTCTTCCTGCAAATTCTTAGTATCAAATCCCTTAGCTGCCCAGAGCTTCACCTTGAGGCCAGTGATCATAAGGCGGCGGTCAAACATGGGGATATCTTCGGCACGAACTACTTTGTCTTTAGTGACCGTAGGCTCGGCACCATCTATTACCCAATTCTTGCTGATATAGTACAGGTCGAACTCATTGCCATCTCCCGGCACTGGGAAAATAGCGTATTCATTGTCCAATATACGATATCGGAAGAAGATGCCTACGCTGACAATGCCGTACTGAGACCAACTCCACATTTGGGGGCTATCGGGGCCGTATAGAGGACGCTTGCCACTGTTGTCCCACTGAGTCTGGTTTATCTGCCTACGGAAGTCAGACGGCAACGGAAATCTGTCAGACGAGCCGTCACCAGTAAACGTGAGAACCTTCTCCAAAAACTGCCAGTCGTGGATACGGATAAGCTCATCACCCAGCGCATTGAGCAGCGCCAAAGACTGCTGGGCAAGAGTATCACCTGTGGAGGTGGTTAAGGAGACCGTGGGGAGTCCCAGCTCACTAGCCGCAGCATTTATTATCTCTGTCGCTGTCGCTGTAACCACGCACTACTCCTAAAATCCGGCCCCCACTACGAAGCCGTATAGAGGGGCCGTAGGGGACGGCCCCCTCAACCGGCTTTTTTCTTAGGCTCTTCTGCCTGCGTCTTCAGAGCTGCAAGCTCGGCTTTCAGCGCCTCGATCTCAGCACTCATGGCCGTGAAGGGAGCAGCCTCGTTAGCTTTCTTAAGCCACGCCTCTGCCTTCCTCTTCATATCATACATGCCAGGAGCGTTACACTGAGCATCGCTCATCCCTGCCAAATCTTCCAGAGTGCGAATCTTGCGGTACGCAAACTCTTCTATCTGCGAACGAGTAATCCAGGGAACCTCTTTCAGAGGAGTACCCACAACCTGATCTTCGTCGCCCTGCTTGAACATGGTGTACTGGCGACGAAACCGCTGCCTATCCATCTCGGTCGCAGGGCGTCGCACAATATTGTTCTGGTTCCCAGCAGCAATGATCTCTATGAATTCTCTGTCTGAAAATATAGGTCGACCCTGTTCTGCGGAGGCTTTGTGGTCCTCCATCGGGAAGAAATAAAACTTCGCATACACCCCCTTATCAGAATAGGGGTCTTGCATGTCACTTACGTCAAACTCAACTGTATCTCTCATTGCTGGCTCCTGTTAAGGTCTAGTGCTCCAATATATGAGCAATTTATCATTAAGTGTACCATCTAATATTCCCAGAGGTCCGGTCAAATACTGCAACCAAAGATCTTGGGTCGTACCCTCTGCTATTGGCATCTGAACTCTAAGAAATGCCCTCTCCATATCTGGAAGAGGTCCGTACGGAATTCCATTGGCATTGAAGTAATTCCTCAAGCCATCGGTGACCGTGGGGCCTCCGGTGGCTCTTAGAATTTCATCATTCAACGTGCCCGGCATATCAGGTCACCGCGGGACTTGCAGCAGTCGCGCTGCCGAATACCGACTGACCGACAGTAATGGACACACCAGAACGGTTCAGGAATCCAGTCTCTACTGCCACACCGTTAGCGACTGTGCCAACTGCGGTGACCAGTTTCGTTCCGAATCCAGTGAACGCCGGGCCAGCGCCTGCATCGCGGCTACCGCCCTGTCCAGCCATAAGAATAGGCTGAGCAGCGTAAGGTGCAGGAACAGATACCTTCTCACTCGCAGGAGTTCCGTTGTTCCCCGCCCCAGTGCCGTCTACAATGGAGCTCTTACCGCCACCGATGGCTGTAAGAATCGCAGTAGTGGCCGATTGCATAGCAGTAGCAGACGTGAAATAGGAAACGCCGGGAGTGTAGTCGTCGGTGAACCCTCCCTCCTTAATAAACGTCGCTGCGGGCGCACCGATGACAGGGGGACTACCGAAGCCAATGCCAGTCTGCAACCCGCCTGTGGACAGGTTAGTCGCGTCGTTGGTGTAAACAGGATTACCAGCACTCCAAGAAGTGATTGTTCGGCCCCCAAAAGGTGAGCCTTTCGGGCCGCTAAACGGATTAATAAGAACTGCCAAACCGACAGAGGGGTTGGCAGCATTCTGTACAGCAGTTGAGCCAGGAAGTGATGCAGGCATGATACTTCTCCAAAATCAGGGAGGCCATCCTTGGCCCCGAGTTACTTAGTTGACGTCAAGGCGACCTTGGAACTGAGCACCAGAGCAAGTCAGCGCTCCGGCCCACGCCAGGATTTGCACTTCTGCGTCCTGGTTGATTGCGTAACGCTTGTTCGGGTTCAGAGACACGAAGTTGCGAGCGCTGTGGGGACGGTAGTGCAGATACTTGGTGTTCAGGAAGAACGCCGTGCCGGCAGGACAGAAGCCACCGATACCGCCATCCAGAACCACGTCGCAATCCATGAACTTAACAGTGGGGAAGCCGAGGCTTGCGCTGCTAGAGTCGGTGAACCGCTGGTTTGCCTGGAGAGAAGCGATGTACGCCTTCCACACAGTGGAATCCATGACGATCAGGTCAGGACGGTCCATGCCACGAATCAACTGAGCCCACAGGTCGTTCATGTCGGCTTGCAGGGTGGTGGTGACAGATACGTCCTTGATCTTACTGCGCCAGAACGTCCAGGTCTGACGGTCGATGCCGCCGTAGACGCCAGTTGCCGGGTTGACAGGAACTGCTGAGTTCAAGCCCACAATCTGCTTGCCCCCGAAGCCGGTGCCGTCAGAGTACATGCCGCCGCAGATAAGGTTCTGCATGGTAGACTCTGCAACGTCCAGACGAGCAGTGATCAAAGAGATCATCTCTTCAGGACCAGCGTTCTGCAGTTGCTCCAGGCCAGAGATGGTTACTGGACAGGCTGCCTGCTTGATGTCAAACTGAGCAGCACTGATGACGTCCTGCGCCGCTACGGGCAGCAGATCGTATCCAGAGTAGTACCCGGCGTTGCCGTTCTCTGCGAAGCTCAGTTCTTCATAAATCAGACGACCGCCGCTGAAAGTGCGGGTACGACCACGCTGCTGCATCTTGGCCAGGAGCGCGTTGTTCTTGGTGACGTTGTCAGCAATCTTCTTGCTGCGTTTCTCGATGGTTGTTGCGATGATGTCGCTTACATTTGGAAAAGCCATTTCACACCTCCAGGATTAA